ACTTTCTATTATTCCCGAATCCTAGCAAGGTTGCTCTTCGGTTACTCAGTATGCGTCGGAGCACTCAAGACCGGGTATGTTGCCATATCATTGTGTTATCGGATTCGGATGAGAGGTTGGTCAGTCTTGACAACGCGTACGCTATGGGAAGGACTTGTGTATATAGTTAATCCTTTTTTGGTCCAAGCGCCCAGAAGCATTACGCTTAACTTCGATCCCATCTATGAGGATGTCTATAATTTCCTTCTGAAACAACGCGCTGGAGCTGTGCCTTCCTCTTCTTTACAGAGGTTCTTGGTTTCCGATGCATTTTACCAGCAGAATTGGGTCGAGCAAAGGGATCACGACATACTCATCAATTCCGCTGCCGCAGCTCACGACACGATTCTCTCCATGCGGGCTGCCGAAGGATATTCCTCCACAGAATCACCCATTCAATCTCGCTTATGGTGACTCCGGCCACTACCCCAGGGATCCTACCGGGTTGGGCCCTACCGAGCCCACACCACCCCGGGTACATGGCATCATAAACCGTATGTGTTCAATGGCAGATTCGAGGTTGTCGCAGGTCATGAGTTTTTCAACGAGGACATGGAGCTCTCGTTTCCACCTGAAGAAAGTTGGTTTCGGACGTGGAATGACGGAGTATATTCGAAGGAGTACCGTACAGTGTACGGTCCCAGAATGTACTCCCGATCTCACTTCTACCAAGTTTCCAATGATGGATTGCGGGGCGCCGTGCGCCGATTACTTAATGCACGAGAACCCACTCGCCTAGGATACCACGATTTATTAATGCAAAACCAGCTCAATTTCACCATTGTTAATGCCCATCACCTTCGCAGATGGTTGACTTGGTTTAAGTCGAAGATGAAAGACGTTCTAGTGGATGCGGCCGAACCTGGTGTTTTGAGAGACTTGTGGGTAGACTCGCCGCATCCGAAGAGGAAGCTTCGAGAGCGTACTCGACAAGAGCTCTACGACAAAGGAGGAGGGAAAGACTGCCGGGTCAATATTGTGGACTACAAGTGCAAGCCGGGGGAGTTGTTACCAGACGCCAAATATTTGCGTGCTGTTGGTGATCTTACCGCGCCCGGCTCGACAGTTCTGGGGTATTACATGGATTTTGTCAAGACAGTCTTTTCTTTCGACTACGTTTATCTCGACGCTAGGTGTGCGTATATCAAGCCATCCTATTCCACCATCGTTGAAGGATTTAGACGATTAATTAGCCCTCTACACGGTATAGAGATGATCTTTTTCAGTGATGACTCATGTGTATCTATCAAGTGCGATGATGGGGTGTTCATGTGCAACATGGATATCTCTGCGTGCGATGGATCTAATTTTGACCCTGTTTTTGACATCCTCGAGGAAGCTATAGACGTTCATCCATCATATCAACGGGACATCCGCAACGCTTTTGAGCAGTGTTCATTGCCTTGCAAGATTGTCTCGGTTGGTGGCAGGTATCGCGTTAAACTCCGCCCTTTACATAAGACCCTGTATTCCGGTTCCGTCTTGACGACTTCGATTAATAACATGGCCAATACTCTCATCTTTCATGCTATGGCGATTTCCAATCGTAGACCGCGTCACAAGCACGACTGCTTAGCCTTCATAACCTCTTGCGCTGAATCAGTTGGGTACATCGTCACTGTAGACGAGTGTAGCTCGATCGAATCATTGCAATTCCTCAAGTACTCTCCCACATACAACACGAGCAATAGTCTCGATGTTTTCCTCAACCTTGGTGTTATTTTGAGGGCCTTGGGCCATACCATCGGCGACTTACCAGGCCGAGGACCCCTCGATACCCGAGCTCGCGCACATCTTAGCGACGTCGTGAGGTCGTTTGTCCACGCTGGCGACCACGACATCCTGCGTGCCCTCAGGAGGTTCATTACGCATCCTCCATCCAGTAGTCCCCCG